TCTGCCCATTCTGTTGGCTTCCGAGGCAATTCCCTTTAGGATCATGAAGCAGATGCCGAGTAAGGCATTTATGACCTAGACTCTTCAAATCGTCATCAATGTTACAACGACGACATATACAGTCCCACGTCCAAGTGGAAAGCTCCGCACGAATGTTGTCTGTCGCAGCATCATAATCGCCGCTAACAAACTCCTCATCAGAATCCAGAGGTAGATAATTAAAGAACTCCTCTATGTCTTCTGTGGTATCAGGTTCTCCAATAAAACGGAAGGCAGGTACTTTTTTTAGAGTAGAGTGCATAAATTTTTGTAAACTTGTACACCGATACATTTCCGCTGCCTGGGCCATAAGAATGACCCGAACTTTGAGAGGCTCGGTAATGGGAAACTGCTTGGCGAAAAGGGGCTCATCAAGCCGGCTTTTCCAGATACCATCGATGTACTTTTTCCAAAGTACTAGTAAAGCAGTCGAGAACGAGTGCCTCACTTCGACGACCTGATCGGGGCCTTTCAGCCACATCGAAACCAATTCAGTATCGTGCTCACCGAGTTTAACGAACGGCCAGTAGACTTCGTCCAACGTCTTGTAAAAACCAGACATTAATTCCATCATCTGACCGCCATTTTTTGTATTTCTCTCAAAACAGGAAGAAGGTTTTGGGAAGATCCAAGACTCTTTAAACGTCTCAGGGAAAAACCTTGAAACCAGTTTTTCCACCTTTTCCTTTAATTCAATCATTCGCTCCCCATCCTCCGAAAAGGGATTTTCGGGCTCAGAGAACTTTGTCAAGAAGGCTTTTTTATGTTTTTCTAAAGTCTCCTCAATAAAGTTTCTAGGGGCTTTCGGCATTCCAAACTTGGACTGTAGGAGATCCACCGCAGCAGGGAGATTTTTGGACCCTCCCCTCATTATCGACTGGCATCGTCTGTAGACCCATCCAGATGCCAGGATTCCTGGTTTCATGTTCGGCTCCTCGTATGGAGCAGCAGGGACTTCATTATGGGTAGCATGCGCAAAAATGTACGTCGTGTGGAATTTGAGCCATTTAATGGCCTTTCCCTCACAATAGTACAGCGCATACTTTCTGATGAAGTCCTGGGCAGGATCTGCCGTTACCGCATGTAAGGTTCTGAAAGACTCCTTTTTTCGCGCTACCAACGCGATCCAAAGAGTCTTCCAAGCCTTACACGCCCAACGACAGGCATCCTCCCACACCGGGCGCTTGAACTTCGGCTTACCTGCCGAGGTAAGCTCGGGACATGGTCCGACGCGATGTACCAGAGCGTCGACCTCAGGGGCGGAAATACGAATTTCGTGACGCCAGCTGAGTTCCTTAGAGGATAAAGTGTTAAACTTTTTTGGAGCTTTTGCTTTGAGAGCAAGATGTTCTGAATAGGTTGAAGGTTCCATACCTATACTTTA